AATCCAGTGTCAGATGAGTACATTGAAAAGATTAAAGAGAGTGATGTTGTTATATGGGATGATATTGCAACCACTCCTCTAACTGACTATGAATATAATCAGTTGTTAGTATTGATTGATAGTCGAACGATTAATAAGAAATCAAACATCTATACAAGTAATGTTGTTTCAAAGGATGAGTTATTAAAGGTATTGGGAGCTAGATTAACCAGTAGAGTATATAATTCTTCTATTGTTGCAGTATTTACTGGAAAAGATGTACGTGGAATAGTGTTGTAGGGAGATAGTATATGATTGAGTTACAATATTTAAGTAAACTAATTATTTCAAAAGAATACAGTTTATTATCTGCTAGTGGTATTGGTATAGACCATTTCCCTAACTATCCTAGAGAATATGAGTTTATTAAAACACACTTTGATAAGTATAACACTATTCCTGATATTGCAACATTCCAAAATAAGTTCCCTGACTTTAAACTCATCCAAGTAAGTGAATCGGATGATTATTTAATTAGTGCCCTTAGAGAATCCTACACGTATAATCGTGCGAGAGAGATTTTAACTAAGGCAGAAGATTTAGTAAATGAAGATAGTAATATTGGTGTTAATTACATTATTAAAGAGTTGAGTGCTTTACCTACAAACTTTGGTGTAGTGGGTGAAGATATTATCCATGATGCAGAAAAACGTTATGAAACACTGATTGACCGAAAGAACAATAGAGATAAGTACTTCTTTAAAACGGGCCTTACTGAACTAGATATGGTAACAGGTGGTATCCAACGTAAGGAAGAGTTTATTCTGCTCTTTGCTAGAACTAACCAAGGTAAGTCTTGGATTAGTCAGAAGATTGCTATTTCTGTTTGGGAACAAGGATATAATGTAGGTTACTTCTCTCCTGAAATGTCTGGGGAATCAATTGGTTATCGTTTTGATACTATGTACAAGCATTTCAGTAATAGTATGTTAGTCAATGCCATAGATGTTGGAGATGAGGAAGTTGTCTATAAACAGTATATCGAGGATTTAAGAAAGCATAAAAATAAATTCTTGGTAACTACTCCTAAGAGTTTTGGTAAGGATACGACTGTTTCCGCTATTAGAAGTTGGATACTTGAAAATAAGTTAGATTTCTTAGTTATTGATGGAATGACATACTTGAAGAATGAACGTGGTAGAAGTAAAGAAAATACTACAGAAAGACTTACAAGTATTAGTGAAGATATTATGGAATTATCAGTTGAAATTGGTGTTCCTATTATTGGGGTTGTACAGGCAAATCGTGAGGCTGCTGGTGATGATGTTATTACTGCTCCTACACTAGAAACAGTACGTGGTAGTGATGGATTTGCACATAATGCATCCAAAGTATTCTCTATGAGAAAGACATCTAATACATTAGAGTTAGCAATTCTAAAGCAACGTAATGGTGTTGTAGGTAATAAATTACTGTGGGATTGGGATGTTGATAAGGGATTCTTCCAATACAAACCTAATAAAGCAAGTGGATTAGAACAACACGATGCAGAAATCAGTGGAGAATTAACAAGTAAATTCAATGATTCATCAGAGTTTACTGATGTATTCTAAAAATATGAAAAAGTTTTCAAAAGTAGATACTAGGGTATTTACTTTTTCTTTTTTGTGTGATATACTAAACTAAGATAGGATAGGAGTAAACTAATGAAAAGAAAAAATGAATTTGACTTAAACAAGATTTATGAAGTAAGTACATCAAAGCAGGTTATTTCTGCATACTTAGACAGCTTTGGGATTGAAAAAGTACATTTCAAGGCTTTTGAGTATGAAACAAAGAAGAATATTGACATTTATGTAGATTTTGCTACGATTTCCCTTATTGCAAATGACATTGCAACTGGCAGACTATTTAAGATGGTTCAGGATAAGGGTTATCAAATTGTAATCAATGGTGTTCCAAAGTCTAAGAATAGAGATGGAAATCCAGAATCAAGAAAGATGTATGTAGCTTCTTATAAGAATAAGTTATATGTAAATACATCTATTGGAAATGGTAAAGTAACAGAAACTGGTGCTATCATTCCTGATGGAGAACCAGATACAAAGATTAGTGTAGGAATGGACTACGAAAACTTCTGTCGTTTATTCTTATACACACATGACGTAGTTAAGGCATATCTTCCAAAGTTTGTTATCGAAATGGTGAAGAACGCTGAAACAAGTCGTGAAACAGCAAACAAGTAAGTAAATTTGAAAGGTAGGGAAATTTATGAATATAATGGAACTTTATAAACAGGAATTAGCGTACTGGAAAAAACAAAACGTAAAACTGTTTGGGGTAGAACCTATTGATGAAACCTTACCTTTTTCTGATATACAAGCAATCATAGATGAGTGTTGTTCAAAGTATTGGAACAGTGATAAACCATGTAAACTCGTAAGACACCTAAACTCCTCTGATAGATTAGATAGAGATGTAGCAAAGAGAAAACCTAATAGTTTTCAATTAAAGCTAAATGTCAGAAACATGTGTATTGACATGTATGCTGAATATGATGATAAGGGAAAGTATAAGTTATGTAAGATTGGTGCTTTCCCTACTCCTTCAAATGATTTATCTTGGATAGTTAATCATGCACACTATACGCCAAGAATTACTGCACTAAGAGATTTATATACAATCATTAGTAAGGTAGATGAAAATACAATCATTGGTGAGGGTTGGAAATACTTTATTGATGAAGATAAGTTTACTGTTCTAGTAACAAAGAATGTGTTTGAACCAGATAATGATGTTATCTTCAATTCACAGTTGTCTTACAGAAGTAAGTGTCTATTACAAGCATTTTTAGATAAAGAACTAACTGCAAGTACATTTAAAGAGGCTATGAGAAACATGCCAATTATCCCTAATGATAGTGTATTTGCTTTTAAGTATATGCGACTTGAATACTTTGAAAATATTATCTTTAAAGGTACAAAGTTTGCTAAACCATTAACAGGTCAATTACTTGGCATTAACCGTATGTTTGTTAGTCCTAAGAAGTTATTTAGTGAGGGTGGAAACTTATTAGATGGGGCATTAACTGCAACCACTTCTAAGATTGAGGCATTAGAAAGTTTTAGAACTGTATGTAATATCTATAGGTCTGATACAGGATATAAACCTGCTTTTACTTATGATGATACTATTGGTATCTTTGATAGCTTTAGAACAGTTACATCTGGTGAGGCTGGTAGACAAAGACTTTTACTAGATAATGTGTTTGTAAGACATGGAATGTTGTATATCACGGAAGAAGGTAAGAAAGAACAGAACTTCTTTTACTACTATAAGAAACCACAAGAGATTAGATTGTCTTGTCTATCTTCTGCACCATTCTGTAACAACGATAAAGCAAAGAGAATTATGATGAACGCTAAACTGACTTCTCAATCTGTACCATTAGAAGAAGAAGTAGATGGTATGTCACATAGAATATTAGCAAGAGTTGGATTCTGTGATTTAGGTGGATATTCTTATGCAGATAGTATTATTATCTCTGAGAGTTTTGCAGAGAGATTACGTACAAAGGGAAGTAAGGTTTTCTATATCCAAAAGGGTAGTGAACAAGAACAATCCCTATTATATAATCGCATTGAAGAACTATTTACAAAGGGTGAGATTATTGGTGAGGCCTATGAGAACCTTAATGTAGATAGAGTTGAGTACATTGAAGATATTATTAGAGTATTCGTGTCTTGGGAAATTCCATTTAGATTAGGTGATAAGATTACTAACTTACATGGTGCAAAAGGTACTGTTGGGCTAATTCTTCCTGATGATAAAATGCCAAAACTGTTAAATAAGGTTGGTAATATGGAAGCAGGTCCACTAGAAATAATTATTTCTGGGTTTAGTACTACTAGACGTGTTTCATTAGGTCAAATCTTTGAGGCTTGGTCTCTTGCTAGTGGTATTGAATTTAAGCAAGGTGAGGACTTTGCAGCTATTGCAGTAGAACGTTATCAGAAAGAGATGAATGAGTATGCAGAGAAGTCTATTGTTGAATATAATGGAGAACAAATGCGTATTCCATTAGGTCTTAATAATATTATGAGAATACATCATCATGCTTTTACTCATATTTCTCCAAGTGGTCTAAGATTTGGTGAAATGGAACTATTACACCTAGCGGCAAATGGTTGCAGTGCAATTATGAAAGAATTAGACCTAAGAAGTAATAGAATGGATTACAGTTCAATGACATTACAAAGAACTAGAGAACTACCTGATAAGATTGGTAAACCACGTTTGGCGATTGAAGACAGTTTTAAGGTTCTTGGATATGAACTTGACTATGAAGAAGAGGAGGATGAAACTAATGAAGATAAAGCGATTAGTGATTGAAGATAATCCTGCTAAAGAGGTTACCTCTTCAAGATTGTTTGAAAAATCCGTTGTACAAAGGAATGGGGAATTTGCCTTTGATGATAATGGTATCTTTAGTTATAAAATTTTCCCTAGATATGTAGACCATAAACTTAATACAGACTATGGTTATATAGACTTTGGAGAATTATGTATTCCTAGATATTCCCTTACAAATAAGTCTGAATTGTTTAGAGATTTATTACATTATAATGGGTTTATCTATGATGGAGAATATGTTAAATTAGACCTATCAAGTGATTTAACAAAGTACGATACCTCAAAGATGTTAATCGGTAAAGAGGCTTGCATTGCAGTTTTTGGTATGACTGAGGAAGAATACAACTTAAATGTACAAAGTAAGATTTGTGTAATTCATCCAAAGTATAGACCGCCAATTAAGGATAAGATAACAGGTAAATATCATTTATCAAAGATAAATCAAGCCTATATTGATATTATCCGTCTTAAAAATAGATATGATTTCTATTGTGCCGAAATTAAAGAAAGAGATATTTGGTTTGAACTAGCAGTTAAGAACCATATTATTAGTCATTTAGATATTATCTATAATCAGTTGATTTCCCTTATGCAAGATGGTAAACGTAGTAAGGTACAATTAGAGTTAAAAGGTCATCCTGTAGATGGTATGTGTAGAGCAGTTATTACAAACAACTTCTCACTTGATGAAGATGTGGTATTGATTGGAAGTTACTTTATTAAGTATTTGTATCCTAACTTATATAATAAATATACAGTACTTGGCATTACAGATATTGATGCTGTTAATAGTGAATTACTTGAAGGTGAATATTATTGTTTATTAAATCGTATGCCAACAATCGGAGCTGGGTCTACAATTGGTATGATACCTCAATTTAGTACGAAAGATAGAGATAGATATGTATTCCAATTAAACCCTATTATCTTTAATTCACTTGCAGCGGACGTAGACGGCGATTCCTTATCTATTGTAGCACTCTACACGAGAGAGGCATGTTCAGAAGCAAAGCAACTATTGGCGAGTAAGAATTACCTAACCAACATTGATGGAAGTATCTTAAATGGTATATATGAAGATTTGATGTATAGTTTGCATAGAATGGTAGAAAAAGAAGAAACCAACGAAGTTGAGGACTTGCTTAATAAGTTAGGGGTGTACTATGAGAATTGAAAATATGGACATTGGTACAAATATTGATACTTTATTAAGTGAACTAAGAAGTGACATAACAATGGAACATCGTAATTACTTAGTAAAACCACCTAAGAAGAGTGGTAAGTATAGAATGGTTCAATGCCCTTTTCATAAGGATGGACAAGAAAATACACCTTCTATGGGTATCAAGGAAGATGGCAGTATATGCCATTGTTTTACCTGTGGTGCAGTAAAGACAATTCCTCAACTTATTACAAAGTGTCTTGACAAAGATGGAACTACTTGGCTACGAGAAAAGTTTGATAGTAGTAATGTTTCTACTAGGTCATGGGGAATAACATTAGAGAGACCAAGTAACACTACAAAATATGTAGATAAGGAAACTCTTAAATACTTTAATGTAAAGCACCCATACATGTATGAGAGAAAACTAACTGATGATATTATAGAGATGTTTGATGTAGGATATGATAAATACACTAATTGTATTACATTTCCTGTTAAAGACATCTCTGGTAATATATTATTCTTTGCTAAACGTGCAGTAGATAGAAAGTACTTTCATTACCCAGAGAGTGTAGAGAAACCCTTATATGGTATTTATGAACTCTCTAAGACAAATGCAAAGGAAGTCTATATATGTGAGTCAATATTAGATGCTTTATTCATCTGGACTTGTGGTAAATATGCAGTTGCATTGAATGGTCTTGGTTCTTGGGAACAGATAAAAGAAATAGAACAATTACCTCAACGAAAGATTATTTTAGCATTAGATAATGATGAACGTGGTAAAAATGCACGAGAGAAGTTAAAGCAAAGAATCAAAGGAAAGAGCATCTACGAGATAGATTATAATTCCTTTGGTAATTGTAAGGATGTTCAGGATATGACAGTTGAACAGTTTGTTAATGCAAATATCATTAAGTGTTCAACTCTTTTAGACCGTGCGGTACGTCGTTAAACTAACTGGTGATAGAAGGAGAAAAATGAAGTTAAGAAAGTTATTGACAGTAGGATTACTTACTTCTACATTGTTAAGTCCGTTAACTGCCTTTGCAGAGACAAAGACTAAGGACATTACAGACCCTAATTTCTTAGAGTTTGTAGAACAATTACGTAGAGAAAATCCAAAATTAGAGATTGTGGAAGATGAACCAATCACAGTACACACAGAAGAAGAGGCAAAGCAACGTGAAAGTGAACAAAAGGTTACATTAGAAACAACAAAGACGGAAGTTAATGAAAAGTTAGCAGAGTATGCTGCACAAAAGAAAGCCTATGACGAGGCGTTAGAGAAGTATAAGCAGGATAAGATTACATATGATGAATTATGGACTTTATATTCTGCACAAAAGGAAAAGTATGATGCTGACATTGCTAAAAATAAGGAATTAAAGGCAGAAAATGAACGTTTAACTGCTGAGTACAATGCGAAAAAGCAACAATATGATGCAGATTTAGCAGCATACAATCAACGTAATCAAGAGATTACAGATGCCACAAACCGTAATGAAACAAAGAAAACAAATTGGCAGAATGATGTAGCGAGAATTACTGCAAGCAACAAGCAAATCAAGGATAACTATGATAAGCAGGTGGCAGATGCTAAGAAAGCACATGACCAAGAAGTAACTCGTTATGAACAAGAAAAGAGTGAATATGACCAGTTTATTGAAAACAATCCAGTACTATTAGATGGTTCAAGTCGTGGTATTGTAATTCGTGGTACGTATAATGACAGTGCTAGGTCAGTAGATAAGGGAGAAAGTACTGTATATAAGAACTGGTGGATTGCCAATAATCAATCTGCTGTTATGGGTACTCCTGATGCATCTCAGATGAATTTCCATAACTACGGTAATGGTAATACAACTGAATACTTTAAGAATGTTTATACAATGTATGACAAGGATAAGTTGGCAGAACTTGGTTACGAATACTCTTTAGGTGATATTGGCGTTACTAACCAAACGACAATGAATATTACTTATAAGGATTCTCGTGTAACAGAATATGATAATCAATACGGTCATAACTATAAGTTAGTTGCACAGGGTCAAGTGGTAGATAACTTCTTAAAGTTTGATTTACATAATCTTGGAACAACTGCTAGTGGAAAGAAGATTTCTGCCCACGTAACAGTAAGTAAGTGGCATCAATCACGTGCAAGTGCAGTTTATACATTCCGTAAGGATGGTACTCTTGGTGCGTTTGAAGATGGTGCTAGAGCAACATATCAGTTCTATGATGAAGAAACTGGACAACCAATTAAGTTGGTTCGTATGTTCGTTTTAGGTGACCTAGAAGCAGGAGAGAACCTTGGTATTGCATCTAACGATATTGTTAAGGCAACTGTGCCTATTGCACCTTCAGATAAGGCGCGTGGTGTTACTGAAGGACAAGAGGGTTATACAAAAGTTCAACAAATGAATGACTATACTGCTTGGACATATGGTGATGAACATATGGCAAACCTTAACCATAGTAACTTACCTAATGACCCTGCAACTGTCGGTAATAACTACTCTGTACAGCGTGGTATCAGTATTGGTATCTTTGCAGGTGATACTGTTTCCGCATCATGGAGTGGTGCAGGTGGTGGATTTGGATTAAACAACCAATACATTGAGTTTAAGAGTGAACCTACTCCACCAGCAGTATGGGATGAGAGTTTAATTCCTACTCCTAAGTATGAGAAAATCCCTGATGAACCTACATACGAAGAAGTACCAACTCAATTAGAAAATCCTGTTAAACCAGAAGAACCTACATTAAATACTATTGTAGAACCAACTGCTCCAGTTGAACCTAATATGGCAAATCCTGTTGCACCTACAAATGTACCTGCAGAAGTAGAGAATACAGAAGTTAGATTTAGACGTGTTCAGATTGTTCAATATGACACTAACTGGGTTGATGAAGATGGTAATGTATTAAAGAATAAAGTTACAGGAAGTACAACACAAGAACATGGTGATATTGATTCTTATTCTTTCGTTAAATCTACAACAGACGAAGATGGCAATGTAACTCATATCTTCCGTCAATACACAACTAAGTGGGTAGATGAAGATGGTAATGAGTTAAAGACACCTGTTAAGGGAAATAAGACAGTAGAAATCGGTGATGCAATTCCTCAATATTACTATGTAGAAACTAAGAAGGATGATAAGGATAATGTTACTTATGTATTCCGTCAAGTAAAGACTTCTTATGTATCTGAGGGCGACAATAAAGAGTTGTCACCAACTGAAAAGGGAACACATCCTGAAAAACCTATTTATGACTACAGTTATACAAAGACAGAAACTGATGATAAGGGTAATGTAACTCATATTTACAAACTCTTACATACTATCTATGTTGATGAAGATGGTCATGAAATTTCCCCTAAAGAAAATGGTCAGAAGAACCAAAAGGAAATTCCAGGTTATGCTTATAGAAACACTGAACCTAACATTACAGAGGGTGTTATCAAACACATCTATCGTCAGGTTAAGACTTCTTGGCAGACAACTACTGGTGTTGAATTAAAGGCATCAGAAAAGGGTGTTAAGGAACATGGTTCATTTACTGGTTACAAACTTGTAAGAACTGAAACTAAGGAAAATGGTGACGTTGTTCATATCTTCGAAAAGAATGACGATATTTCAACTGGTGTAAATACTAATGCAGGAATGTTCTCATTAATGGGAATGTTATCCTTACTCGGACTTGGTGCAGTAATCAAAAACAAAAAGGTGAGAGACTAGTTTTCTCACCTTTCCTTTAAAGGAGGTACAAGAGAGTGAAACTAGACCAAAGCAACATAAAGCCTGAGGATAAGGAATTAGCAATATCTGTGCGAAACCATTTAAGAAGTGGTTTATTTGTAATTGGTAATCCTGCACTTGGGTTAAAAAAGACATTAGCACAACTAGAAGAAAAGAAAAATGGTACAGTACATGATGTTACAGATTGGCTAGTAGATGATGTAGAATTGAATACTCAAATCTCATTAACCAAAGCTGGAATTGATGGAGAAACCATGTTATGTGATTATCTATCAACTCTCCTAAAATACGATGATAAATTAGAGGGAATTGTAGCCTTTGCCAGTTTATCTTATGAACAAGATAATAATACACTTGACTATATACCTGATACTGATGTATTATTAGTATATGGTAGACATGTTCTTATTTTAGATGCTAAGAATATAAAGGTTAAACCTAATCAGGAATTAGCAATAGAAGGTCAATCTATTATAGAAACTGCTAAGGGTAAAGAAATACTTGAAGTTCACTCTTCTGTACCTATTTGGGAAAAAGTATTTAATAAGGCAAATATTCAGATTGATAGTATTGACGGTATGGTATGTATTGTAGGGAAAACTCCTATTACAATCGTAAGAGATGAAATGTGGGAACACTCTACTACTAAACCAATTCATATAGCAGAATTAAGGTCTGTATTACATGAATGGGTATCTGGTAAGGATAATACTTTACGTTTAGATATACTTACAGAAGTTGCTAAAGCACAGATAAAAGAAGAAAAGACATTAGGTCTAAACTTGGATGCCATGAAAAAAGAATTAGGCATCTAAGTCTATATACAACAAACAATATTCAAGTATGGGAGAAAAATATGACAATTGAATTTGGTTCAAATCGTGTTGGTTTTTACAACGAAACAATTAAAGTTTTAAATGAAAAGAAGTTACGTAGATTAAGCAATCATAAGTCCTTTATAAAAGAGGATACTCCAGTTTTAGTTGCACATAACTTCAATAAGAAGATTCATCGTATTCAGATTAAAATATTAGACTGGTACGCAGAATCAGAAAATGAACACTACGAAACTGCACTAATTGATTGTGTAGAAAAAGTAGACGGTCAGATTCGAAAGAGTGAAACTAAGGTATTAAATAAAAAGGGTAAGTAGAATGGTGAGGGAATTTCCCTCACCTATATCCCTGAAGGAGAGTAAATTATTATGGAAATTAAAACGATTGCAGGTAAGGACTATCTTGTTTCTTCTGTGGTTACAGGTAAATATAGATGGGCAGATACAACTAAACTATTCAATGATATGTTGGAGTTTATCACGCTTTTGAGAGAGTATCATAAAAGCGAATTTGTTAAAGAGGGATATGGTTCAAATGTAGAACATATCTACAGAAAGTATAACACAGATTACTTCTCTCCAACGTTCTTAAAATCTTTTAATGAAAATCCGTTTGGTTGTCTTATACATGATATTTATAGTACAAGAGAAATGGATGCACGAGGAATTAACTTTCACAAGGTTATGGAACTGTACTACAAATTACCAAAGGGGGAACGCACTCGTGAAAAAGCGGTAGAACTTGCGAAGGAAGTGTGTACTGATGGTAGTTATGAAAAAGTATTAGCATATGTTGATTATTATTTTAACAGACACCTTGATTATCTTGGGGGAGAACTTGATGATAACTCCCTAGAATGTTTAACAGAACACAAAGGAAAATGTGATATATTTGTTAAGTCGTTGGGTAAGAAGTTACCTATGAAAATGAAGTACATTATAGACAGAATTGACTATCGTGATGATAAGATTTATCTCATCGACTATAAGACTGGTTCACCTACTGCTGAGAAGTGTAATGACTTTGACGGTTATTTACCTCAAATGACAATGTACCGTTGGGCGATTGAAAATGAATTTGGTAGGGAAATTACTAGCACTTACTTGAACCTTCCAAAGAAAGTAAAAGATTTCTATGTTAGAGTAAATCGCTCTAAAAAGATTGATGAAGTAGTGTTTAGCATGTGCGAGCAATTTTGTAAACGATACGAGAAATTCAAAAAAGACAGACTTCTATTTCCAAAGCCAATAGGTTGGTGTTATAATCTGAGAGAAAAAGAGATTATCAATAACATGGCAAAGGGAGTAGTTGGTACAGAGGAAGAAATTCTTATACCTTTGGGGGAAACAAATAATGATATTAAAGATTTTATTGTTGGTTAGTGGAATTACATTAGCAATACAAGATTATAAAGAGAGAAAAGTTAGTACTATACTTTCACTTGGATTTATTCTTGTCACGTGTGCTTATTTAAGTGTTAATATTGCCTTTACGATTGCATTACTTCTATTATGGCTATATACAGTATTAGTAGATAAGCCAATAGACAATTGTTTCTTATTTCTAACAGTATTTGCACTTATGACATCTCATCACTTAATACCTAACTTATTGACCGGTACGTTATTATGGTATATTTTTAGTGGTGAGGAAAAAATACCATTCATTTTTGTATGTAATATTTTAATAATACTAACAGTTATTTTAGGGTAAAAATTTATATGGAAAATATTTTGCAGAATTTGTATAACTGGGTAATGGCAGTACCTACAAATCTAATTATTATTGTAGTAATTGCCCTTGCCTTAAAGATTTTAGGCAAGTCATTAAAAGCAGTAATAGAGTTAATTGTATGTTACTTCTTAATCTGCTTTATTTTAGGACTTTTCGGTATCACACTTCCACCACTTCAAGATATTGTGGTTTGGTTTATGAATTGGGTTAAGTTCCTATGGGTGTCGTTTGTTGGTTAGATTTGACAATATGAACAAAGCGTGTTAAGATACTAAGTGAGGAAAACTACATGAAAGAACATTTTGAAGAGTATCAGCAAATCTTAAACCTAGCAAATAAGATTGGGAATAAAGAAATCTCTAACATTGTTCTTGATAATATCTATGAAGAGATGTTAGATAGAGAAATCCACACTTATGCACAAGCAAGTATGATTGTTGAAGTTGTTAAATGTAAGAAGAAAGTTGTTAAATAACCATTGACATATCTATTAATATGTGATAACATTTAGGTGTAATTTCAGGAGGATATATTCATGATTGAAGTTGGAACACAGGAAAAGATTGTTGAATTTGAGATTCCAGTATTTGAAAACACTGAAACATGTGTTGTTACAAAGTTTGAAAACAGTGATACAGAAGAGTTGGATGTAGAAATTCCGACATTCGTGAGAGGTTAGTTCTATGTATGTAATCAATGTCGCAGGAAAGAACTTAAATTACCAATGGGAATTATATGTACCAGAAAATGTTGATGTAGATAAGTACATTAAGGACTGGTTAAAGGCAGAATACGGAATTGATGATACTTATTACATCACCTACGGTAAGATGAGTTAGGTTGTCTAACTCTCTTTTCGTTAGAAAGGATTTGAAGATGATTAAATATTATATTGGCTTTACGTTGTCTAGTAAGATAAATGACTACGATGAAGCAAAGAAATACTTAGAAGAGGCTGACATGACAGAAATCTTATTAGATGAAACAGATGTTAGTCAGTTTAAAGATAAGATTGTTAATATCTCATGGCGGCTTGTAGATAGTTGGATAGGATACATTGTCTTAACAGCAAAGGAAGAAATGTCAGATAAAGAACTAGAGATTATTAGTGATTGGGTAGATACTCAGAACTCAGATGGACTTGGAGAGGGATTCTCTGGTCAGGACTTTGCTTTTGATGAAGAAAATGATGAGTATGCTGGTATTACTACATATTATGATTGTAAGTTCACTAAGTTTGACTAGGATAGAATTATGAAAAAGATAACATTCAGATATAGGGATTCATATTCAAACTGGGAGTGGCGAACACAACATTGTATTGTTCCTTCGGTAGATGAATGTATCAAAATTTACGGTCTTGATGATAATTCCGTGGATTATGAGATTTTGGAAGTAGAAGATTGTTAAAAAGGAGATAGAAAACATGTTAAAAATTTTAGAAAAGTTTAGAGGTTTAATTGCATTATTAGCAGTTGTTCTAACGGTGTTTGGCACATTAATGGTAATGGTGGAATATGGCAGTTTTGTCATGTTGGTAGGGGTATTCTTGCTAGTATTTGCCGAACTTTGTGAAATTTCTGTAAAGTTGAACAAGTAAATAGGAAAAAACTTAGGGGGCTGTTAAAGTCCTCTTTTCTTTCTTATCTGGCTTTGTTTTATGTAGGAAATAGATGTGTATTTAGTTTGAATGATTGCCAACCCATGTAATATTAAAGCGTTCCCAAAACGATTAAAAACAGCCTTAAATTGGATGACTATATTGCAAAGTACGATATATTGTAATACATACTAGGTTGCTATACAACATAGTCAGTAATACAACATATTGACAAGAAAGATAGTATATAGTATAATTATAGTGATTGTAAGTACATGGGTTGGGAGCTTATGCAACTACGTCTAAAACCGAATAGCACTATCAACGTGAGAGCTGCGAACGTCACGTTACTCATAAATTTATTTATGACATTTTTCACCGATAGACATAATTTAGAGTGAATGCAGAGGCCAGCCACCCAAGTTGCTTAATACGTGGCTCGGAGGAAGAAAGTTTAATTGTATTCTACTTTCCCTTCGTCAGTGAGTCCATAAAAATAAGACTCCAACCCATTTAAAAACTGTTAGGCGGATAGGTGGAGTCTATCTATGGCAACCAAGGGTAAGATAAGAATAACAATCTTCACACAGGAACATTTATATCCTGTGTCTTTTTTATATCTACACATAATTTGTGTTAAAAATGCTTGTTGGGCTTGGGATACAAGTGAGATATACTAGTGTCGTTCACTAGAGATTAATACAAGGCTTTTGAGGTTAAGCACACTGTTCAAACTCATACGTTTTTAGTGTACCTTTTAAAAGAAATTTAATATTTTCTATGCAGATAGGCTTATTAGATTTCTTTCTTAGTATCGCTCCTATTCACCTCTCCGTTTTTAGTTGCGATTGTGGAAAAGTTATCCACATTGTGCTTTTAGAACGAATGTTTTACTGTCAAGTCTTGAAACATGAGTTCCTTGCCCTTAAGAATTATAACTAAAGTGTGTTTATGGTTTAAAGATATGTATTTCCCCAACAATTAGATATTAAAATAATAACTGTGCAGTTGAATGTTACAAAAGATATAAAGATAAAAGTCTATACAATGAATGACTATATAAAAAGTCTTATATACATAATGTAACATGAAACTGACACTATCGAACGAGAGTGAGATACATAATAACTCTTTTTATTTGACTTTCTATAATGAATCATGATATAATATATGTGATTGGTTTATTATAAAAAATTAAATAGATGGGAGATTTAATTATGAGATATGCACAACTAAGAGAAATGGATATTAGTGATGGTAATGGTATCAGAGTTTCTTTATACACTCAAGGTTGCAATATACACTGTGGGGGATGTTTCCAAAAATCTACATGGAGTTATAAGGGTGGTAAAGAATATACTCAGGAAACAGAAGATAAGATTATCTCATTATGTGGTAGGTCTTATATCAAAGGTCTTTCTTTATTAGGTGGAGAACCTTTATCTATTCAAAACTATACACCTCTATTGCGTTTAGTACAGAGATTTAAAGAAGAATATCCAGATAAGGATATTTGGATTTGGTCTGGTGATGAGATAGAGAATATCCTACAGGATTGGAGAAAGAATATTATTGCTTATTGTGATGTTCTTGTATGTGGTCCGTTTGTAGAAGAGGAAAAGGATTTATCCTTGAAGTATTGTGGTTCAAGAAATCAAAGAGTTATTGACTTAAAAACTGGAGAATTAATATCATAATTCTTGACAAAATAATGATAAGATGATATTATTTATTAGGGGAATACTGTCCCTATCAAATGCCCATATAGCATAAAGGAGAGTGTCACAATTTCCTAAATTGTTGTGTTCGAGTTCGAATCTCGATATGGGTACTAAAACTAAAAACTGGAGGTATTGTTATGGACAATTATACTATTTCATACAGTCGTCAAAAGCAACTAGAGAAAGAAGAAACATTATTAGATGAGGAAGTTAACAAAGCAAAGGTTGTGAATCAATTTAATGGTACAACACTAGAGAAATCCTTGGAAGAATTGGATGAATTTGTTAGTGATGGTTCTATTCGTGATTGGGTTATTTCACATCCTAATATGATTATTCCTGTTTCTTTTGCCATTATGTTACTGATAGAAAGTGCAATTTTGTCATTGGTAGCATTGGTTGTTCCATTCGTTAAACACCAACCTGCTAACGTGTCGATGTTGGGTGCAGTATTTGCCTTTTCGATGATTCCATCACTCATAATGTCTGCAAGTATCTGCGAGGAAATATTTATTAAACAAAACAGATTTGAGAGATTAAAAGAAAAGACATTAGGTTCTGGCTATGAAATCTCAAAAGATATTATTGACTGTCCGATTGAAGTTAAAGAAGAACTATGGCATAGACTAGAATGTGGTTACCTATTCTTCTCTTATAACAGTAATTCTCACACTCTACGCTATTTTGATAAAAATGGAGAAGAAGATTGTGTTAAAATAACAGGTTTTGTCAATGTTTTACATACTGTCTACTCATCAGAGGAGTTTAAGTATTTCGAAGGACAATTAACAAACGATACAATGTATCGGATTGTGGATATTCTAACAGACAAGGCATTTAAGGAGTAAGTAAGATGGCAACTAGAACATACTTAGTCTTTAAAGAGAATGGTAAAGAAGTATTAAATACTCAAATATTTGGAAACAATTTCTATGACAGTACTTTCTTTAATGAAGTGGTCAAACTTGCTGGGATGACACGTTTCCCTGAGTGTGGATGTATGGAAGTTCCTTTTGAAGAAGTGTTTAAATTAATGGAAGATGTCCTTGTTAGAGAAATAGAACAGTATCCAACAAAACTTGTGGAGAAGTACGATTTTGATAACTATATCTTTGAACACACTT